AGTATTAAATTCCCATTTTCTTGAATATTCTTTACCAGTGAATGCCAAAATATATGGTTGGTCAACTGTAAGAGAGGTAGCAGACGCTATAGCAGTGACTCTTCTTGTCTGGTCACCTGTTCCATCATCTACAGTTATAATATCACCAACATGAACTTGTTTTGTAAAATGAGTAGTCGTTCCTGCAACTGTTGATGGAGCAGATAATTCAACTTCTATTGTGCCCAGCATATGACTAGCAGGCTCTGCAAATGCCGACCTTTTTTTACGTACTACCGTGATGTCGGTGGCCGGATCGGCAAGTAAGCTAGTACCATCTTTAAGAGTTGCAGTAAATTGTGAACTATTTGCTACCGCAGTAACAATTGCAACATTAGCTCCATCACCAGCTGGATTTACTACAATATCACCTAGTTCTAATTCTTGTTCCGCATTACCATCATTTAACACCTTGGAATTACAAACACCAGCGGCCGCAGTAACAAATAGTCCAGTCAACTCAATATCTGTATTTGCTGCCAAATAAACAGCACCATCGGGGGCAACTTCCGTATTTGCTCTAGTAGGTAAACAAATAGATGTTTTAAATGTATTTCCTAAATCACCAGCATGTTTTGCAATCCAAGTCCTACCTGCAGTACCTCCATCAGACAATGCGGCAGTATTTTGATATGCTTGTTCATTTTGAACCAATACAACTGCTCCATTCGATACTGCATTTTTTGCACTAGCAGTATTTGCAGTTCGTACAATTCTTAATGTATTCGCATACATTAAAAAATTTGCTCCTGTAAACCAATCTTGAAAATTGTCTCCAGTTGGTTTACCAAATCGTTCTACCATGTCATCGTCAGAAGAAACAGTAACCACTTCGTGTAATGGACCCCATTTGAAAATTGAACACAATGCACCTTGGGAAAGTGAAGGAATAGGTACCCTAGTAGTCAAATCTATTTCTGCTGTTGATACGCCTGGGCTTACTTGAAATGCCATGTTTTTCTCCTAATAAATTAAAGGTATAATACTCTTGCTCTTTTATTTATTTTTTCTGGAATTTACAAAATAATTTTATTTAGTCTAATATAAATATAATCATGAATAAAGCAGTTGAAAGGTTCGAAAAAAAAATCTTAAAAACAGATTATTGTTGGTTTTGGACTGCAAGTAAAACAAAACAGGGGTATGGTATGTTTTCTTATAGTGGAAAATCTATTCCTGCTCACAGATTTGCATATCAAATATATAAAGGCAATATAGGTGATAAAATAGTCCATCAACAATGCAATAATACTTATTGCGTAAATCCTGAACATTTATATCTCACTACAAAAAGCGAAACCAGAGGAAAATTTTATATACTTAGAATTAATGAAGAAATGGTTTTTAAAGAATCAATAAGGTATCTTGAAAAATTATCAAAATTAAGACCAGACCTTGTAACAGATATCGTCAATCTAATTGATGAAATTAAAATGCCTAAAAAAATTCATAGAATAAATAAAGATATTTTAAATTAATGTTCAACCTATGGTAAATCGTGAACAACAAAATCTTTATTTATTATCCATTGGTCATTTCCCATTTTCATATATGTTGTGTCTTCATTAAGTCCATCCTGTATAAATCCAAAAGGAATTACACTTTCTTCCATTTCTGCAAGTTGTTCAGCATGTAATTTTTCTCGCAAATCCATATCAGTAATTTCTTTATAATATCTTTGCTCTATCATCCAGCCAAACAATACTAGAGTCATTACAAGGTCATCGTGACACCCCTCTTCTGCTTGATACGTTTGCCCGTGTGCAACAAAAGTTGTAAGTTCACTAATAGTGTCTAAATCATGTATTATAAGTTTATCACTTTCTATCAAATCTTTAAGATTTGAACACCCTTTTCTTTTTACTTCTTTTGTCGTCCTAACACCAATTTGAGTTCCTCCTCCAAACCCTCCTCCTAGTTGTTGTCCTGCTCGTCCATTAATAGTTGCATGAAATATATTTTCATATTCTAAATCATAATGGAGGATATCTGCAACTTGCCCGCCAATATCATTAGTTTCCACAAGAACATATGCATTATTAAAATGTTTTGATATATTCTCTACGACACTTGGAAGCACCATAGGAGATATATTGGGGTCTCGATATTTGGCGACTTGTATATGAGGATATGTTGTAACATCTATAACAGATATCGCAGAATAATCTAATCCTCGACCTCTTGCTACATCAACTATACTAACATAGGAATGGGTTGGTTGAACATCTTCATATATTTCAAGAGTATCTTTTTTAATAAAAGGTGTTTTATAACTAAGTTGTCTAAGTTTTACTGCGGAGATTAAAGTATGTTGTGAACCAATAAATTCACATTCATATTCTTGAGCAAATTGAACATCACTTGTATTTCTTACAGTTTCATCTCTCCATTTTTGGTCCCTCCCTGGAACCTGTGACCAATGAGTTTCTATAGGAATATAATTATTTCTGCCTTCTTCTGCATCATTCCACATCTTATAAAACATATTCAACCCTTTTGGAGTTGATACTATGAATACTTTAGTAGTTTTACCAGAGGAAATTGTAGGATATACAGAAGTAAAAAATTGGTCGGCAAGAGATGGGGGGTCAATATGTGCAAATTCATCAAGAAAAATAATATTAAAAGAACTACCACGAACCGCAGAAGATGATGTAGAAGATGCTATAATTTTACTACCATTTTCAAGTTGAATACTTCCTTTATTCCATACAAGCACACCTTGTTGCAACCATTTAGGAAGATGTTCATATGCAGTTTGAAGTCTTTGAAGAATATCTCTAGCAGTAGACCCTTTATTTGCAAGAATTGCAATATTGATGGTTTCATTGAAAATTGCATAATGAAGAAGATAACTAATAATCGTAGTTGTCTTGCCTGTCTGTCTAGGCATTTTACAAATGACAAAACGATTATTATGAAATTTATCAATCATATCCTGTTGATAATCATACATTTCGAAATTAATTAGGCCGTGGTCAACATGAACAATTTTCACATAATTGTTACAAAAATATACTGGGTCGTCTTTACATTTTAAATATTCTGATATAGAATGTTCATCATATTCCAGCTGAACATTCGCGGCCTTTAATAAAGGATTGCCTAAGTATACTTCTCCTGCCATATTATCTCGGATATTGTAATTCGTAATTAATCATACCTTGTTTTGCATTTATATCATTTACAGATGCTTTAGACCCTATAATTTTTAATTCTATTTCTCCTGTATTAATCAATCTAAAGTTCACATTTCCTTTTTTCCAATGATTAGTTTGTAAATTTGCCTGATAAAAATTTTTACCTGCTAATATTTCTTTCATTTGTGTAATCGATTTTAAATCTTCATTTAACTTTGAAGATATTGCCCGACTAAAAAATGATGTTGCAGAGTTTGGAAGATTATCAATTATTTTAGACATTATATTAATTCCTTCAACCGAACCTGAATAATTTTCTATAGCATTTAATACAGTTTTAGTTTCCGAATCATTAATACCGGTTTTTAATTTTGTAAAAATCCCATATGAATTAGGAATATCTTTTTTTCTGAGACCTAAAATTTCCCTTATTCCATATTCATATAAGACTTCTTTTGACCCTTGTTTTGATTCTAATTTCTGTGCTGTTATATTAATAGTCTTTGCGGATTTTGCTATACGTGAAAATGCAGAATTTCCTACATTTATATTATTATAATGCTTCAATCCTTTCGGTAAAAGATTGCCAAAAAAAGATGCCTTGGCTCCTACCCCATATTTACTTGATATAGGAATAAGTTTATTATTTGTCATCCTAATAAAGCTATCAACTCCTAAAAATGCAGGATCAGTAGGTACAATTATATCTTTAGGGCTCTTGCCTACAAATATATTTGGATGTAAAACCGATGTTTGTTTTGAAAGAACTATAAGACCTATAAGAATTTCACCAAAATATGTACCCAATTCATTAACATGGGTATCAGAAATGTCTGTTAAATCTATTTTTGTATAATCACCAGAATCAAAATATTTTTTAAACTGGTCAACAATGACTGGAAAATTTTTCGCTTTCGTAGATAATCCATCAAGCACACCATCCTTAATTTGTTTAATTGATGAAATAACCTTTACTGATTCTAATCCTGAAGATAAATTTATATTTTCATTTTTACCTTCATTAATAAAATCTTCTGCTAAAATTCCTAATCTAGGAACCGTTTCTTTACCAGGGTTTTTCGCTAATGGTTTTGCAACACTTGTAAATGGATATAAACCTATTTTAGCCCCTAAGACAACTCGTACATATTTTGATGTGCCTCTAGCATAAGTTATATATGATTGTTGATTAAGAACTTCAATTTCATCTCCTTCTGATACAGAAATGAGAGGAGAATATGTTTTTTCATTCAATAACCTTCCAGATTTTTTAACTGTAGTCTTAATATTCGACCCTTTAAAATACCTTTCCCAAGCCTCTGCGCCTGAACTACTCATCTCTCTTCCCCTTTAAAAGTTTTTGCAAATCGGATGTGCTCCCAATAAACAATGCGTTTGTAACTTTTTCAGGAACATTTTTGACTTCTTTTGTAATATCTTTAACTTGTTGATGAAGGTTCAAAAGATTATTATTTTGTTCTCCAATAACCTTAATAAGTTGTCCTACAACCTCATACATTCTTGCATTACCATTCTCTTTCGCTTCCATCAATAATTCATCAAGAGCATCATGCCCACGTTCAATCACATTATAATAATTCTCCCTTGCATATTGATAATCTGTATCAAGTTCATTATCAACTACAGGAGGTTTAATTTTTTCAGGCCGTTCTCGTTCTATTACTGCGGTTTCTGCTACATTTAAAATTTCATTTAATTTATCAAAAGACGAATGATTATAATCTTGTACATCATCTATAATTTTCATGAATCAATTCCAGTCTCAGGGTCATAATTAATTGCAGGATTAAAAATTGTAATAGTAGTATCAGCATCAAAATTACCTGAAGCATCAACAGTTGCTCCTATTCCACCTACAGGAGTAACAGTAATTCTACTAATTGTGCCTCCTAGTACATCACCAGTTTCAAGAATGAAATCATCTCCATTTGTAGAAATATCCGTTGTTCCATCTTCTAATTTAATATAATCAGATGTCCAAATTGTACTAGATTCTAATCTCAATCTATCAAGTTCTGGAATATCATCATCATCTTCTTCATGAAAATCAATAACCACCTTTTTAATAATTTTTCCACCTGTTTTGATATCTGGATATAAAAATCCTTTCACGAAAAAATCAAATGTCCAAATCATGGTTCTGCGTGTAGTTAAATCGCCATCAAATGAATCTTCTAAACTTGTAGAACTAAAAGAAATAGGAACATCTAATTTTATACCCATTGATGGAATTACATTAATTGTCACATTAAATTCCGGAGTAAAATGAGGAAGAATTTGTTCTAATATTTGAGTGCCATCTTCAGCATTATCCACTATAACAAATAATTGAAAATCCATATTATAAGGAACAGGATTAAACATTTTTTGCAGTGTATCTACACCTTGTGCAGAGGTCGCCCTACTCAAAACTTTTCCAAGAGAATTCAATTTACGTATAGGGTCATATGTAATCGAAGTCATCTCAAATCCCATACGTGGTAATTGTATGGCTACTTGTTTTGTAAGATTAGGGTCTTGTCTAATTCTCTGAAGAAATTTCTGTTTTGGGCCATATGCAATAGGCACTTTTTGTCTTGAGATGACATTTCCGGAAGAATCTTTTTTCTCAATATTTAAGTCATTAAATAAAGTTCCAAATAATACTACATATTTACGAATTGTCTGATGATAAAAAGTTTGTCCTAGCATAGTAAATATATTTATAAATAATAGTATGGCGTTATCGATTAAAAAACAAGGAATTAATTTTGCTATAGACCAAGGTTGTTCCTTTTCTAAAACTTTTACTGCAAAAAATGCTAATAATGCAAATGTGACCGTGACTGTAGGGTCGATGTCTGCAAAAATGACAAAATCTTATAATACGGCAAATACTTCATTGAAACTATCCTTCACTACTTCTACTGAAGGCTCTAATGTATCTATTACTGCAACTGCATCTCAAACAGGTATTCTGGCCGCAGGCAGATACTATTATGATGTTGAGTGGACTCATGATACAACCGAGATAGAAAGAATTGTTGAAGGTATTATCACATTGTCACCACAAGCAACTTCTTAAATATTACCTTCACTAAAAGGATTTGATTCAGAAAAA